CGCCGGGTGATGGAGCCCGGCAGCAAGTTCGACTACGCGCTGGTGCTCGAGGGCGCTGAGGGTCTGCGCAAGTCCACGCTGTGCGCCACGCTGGGCGGCGAGTGGTACTCGGACACCGACCTCGACCTCACGCACAAGGACTCCATGTCCGCGCTGCGTGGCAAGTGGCTGCACGAGTTCTCGGAGATGGACTCCGTGACCCGCGCCGAAGCCAGCAAGCAAAAGAGCTTCCTGAGCCGCACGGTCGACGAGTTCAGACCGGTCTACGGCCGGCGCGAGATCCGCTGCCCGCGGCAAGTGGTGTTCGTGGGAACCACCAACGAGGACGAATACGTCAAGGAAGGGCAGGGCGCGCGGCGCTTCTGGCCGGTGCGTGTCACGAAGCAGATCGACATTGAGTGGCTGCGGTCCAACCTGGACCAGCTGTTCGCCGAAGCCGTGGCCGACTATGACGCCGGCGAGCGGTGCTTCCCCAGCCCTGAAGAGCAGCGCGAGATCTTCCAGCCAGAGCAGCGCAAGCGGGTGGTGCAGGAAAGCCTGATCGACGCCCTGCATGACTGGGTGCTCGATCCACCGAGCGATGAGCACCTGGCACGCGCAGCCAATGATGGGGCGTTCTCGCTGGCTGATGCCGCATTCAAGGCGCTGAAGATCAGCTACGCGCAGCTCACGCGCGACCTGCAGACACGGATTGGAAAGGCCCTTCAGCAGCTTGGCTGCACGAAGGTGGAGAAACGCAACGGCATGACCCGGTTTTGGTACAAGCCCCCGCAGAAGGCGGCCAGGTATCCCGCGTCACAGCCCGCGCAGCAACCCTCGGAGTCGGCGGATGACATGCCGTTCTAGCCGGGTTCCATACCTTCCATACTGAAATTAAACATCCCCGCGTGCAGGCGCGGGGGCGCGGGCGCGCCCGCGCGCACACGTGCGCACCCACTACACACACTCAGGTATGGAAGGTATGGAAGGATGAGCAAGCCGGGTTCGATGCGAGAAGTGATGCCGCTCACCGCCGCCTTCGTCGACGCCATGCGTGATGCGTTCGGCGCGCAGGCCGTGGAGCAAATCATCCGTGACGGCATGGCCGGTCAGCCCGGCTTCTATGCCGAGGAGGGTGGGCGCACGATCGGCACCCGGCTGGAATATCGCACTGAGGTGGTGGTCCATCCCGAGCCAGCGTCGAGCTGGAGGCCGAGATGAGGCGCGTGGAGTACGTGTGCCGCAGGCTCGATGCCTGGGCAGACTGGCAAGCGCGGCAGGCCGATGGCGGCCGGCGTGGCGGCAGCGTGGTCAGCAGCATCTACCTCGGCCGCGAGCGCGTGGCCTGCGCCAATCAGGGCGACCGGTCTTACCTGATGGGCCTGGCGCATGACATCGAGGCCGCGCAGATCGATGCGCTGCTGGTCCGGCTCGGCCAGGTCGACTCGGCCGCGCAGCAGGCGCTGATCCTGGTGCACTGGCGCGGTCGGCGTGACAGCATGGCATTCAACGCTCGGCGCATCGGCATCACGCGGCAAGCCCTGCACGAGCGATGCTGCCGGGGCGATGCGCTGCTGGATCGGTGGATCATGGAGCGGGCCGGGCAGGTCGCTCAGACCATCGAAACTTCCCGCGCCTAATTTCGCCCAAATTACACCTTTGAGTAAAGTCCGCTACGTTCGCGCGCGGCTTGCGTCTGGTGATCGACGAGGGCCACCACCGCAGCCGTCGCGGACAGTCTCCTCTCCTCAGTTTGCAGGCCGGCAACCCCGGCCTCTTTTTTTGTGCAGATCACCGTCAAGACAAACTTCGGCGCCGTTCAAGCGTTGCTTTCCAATGCGGAAAAGCAGGCGCGATTCGCTGGGGCCGTCGCATTGACGAAGACCGCAAAGATCGCTGAGGGAGATGTGAAGGAGAGCATGCGCAGGGTGTTCGATCGCCCCACCAGGTGGGCTATCAATGCCACGCGCGTCATTCCTGCAACGAAGCAGACATTGCGTTCACAGGTTTGGCTGAAGGATCGCCGTGGCCAGCCGCAGGGTAAGGATTCCAACTTCCTTTTCCCGCAAGTGTTTGGTGGTCCGCGAGGTCGCAAGGCCTACGAGACCAGGCTGCTCAGGGTTGGATGGTTGCGCAGCAATGAATTCACCGTCCCGGCCAAGGACCTGGCGCTCGATGAATACGGCAACGTGCCGACCGGATTGATCCGCTCGATCCTCTCGCAAGCGAAAGCCGCTGACGGTCTCGGCTACAGCAGCAACAAGACCCAGTCTCGGCGCAGTAAAGCAACAGTGCAGAAGGTCGGGACGTTCTTCGTCTCTCGGGGAAGATCAACAGGCAATGCGTTGCCACGTGGCATCTACCAGCGGATCAGGCTGGGGAGTGGCTGGGGCACGCGGCTGATCTTCGCCATCGTTGAAGGCAAGCCGCGGTATCGGCCGCTGCTGCCGTTTTCAGATGTGGTTCGCAAGTCAGTCGATCAGAACTTCAGCAGCCAGTTCGACATTGCATACCGGGCAGCCATTGCCACAGCTAGATAGGCAGCTCTTTCGATCCCAAAAAAGAGCTTGCAAGTGATTGATTTTACGGGTCCTTCCAGCGTCCGCCCGGCGCGGGTAATTCGAACCGCGTTTTATCTCCGCTCACGGAGTTTGCATAGGGGGGTAAGTGTCAGCGTCTCTACAGGACAACTTCAAGCAAGTCGATCTTGCCGAGCTGCTGGGCGTGTCGGAAAAGACGGTCAGCGAGTGGGCGTCTGAAGGCGTCTTCGATGGCTGTGTCACTTTGGCGGATGCGCTGCGGGCGGTTTATCGGCGACTGTCTGCTGCCGCTGCCGGTCGCGTGGGCGAGCTGTCGGAAGAGCGAGCGCGCCTTGCGCGGGCGCAGGCCGAGAACGTCGAGATGAAGAATGCAGTGATGCGCCGCGAGTACGCGCCGGTGGCATTGCTTGAAGAAGCGCTGGCGCGCGCCGCTCGGCAAATGGCGCGCACGCTGGAAGCGCTGCCCGTCAAGCTGCGGCGCAGTTCTGCAGTGATGAGCACGGACGACATAAGTCTGGTCGAGCGCGAGATCGCCGGTCTGCGCAATATCGCAGCTGCTGCGGTGCTTGAAGATGATGGCGCGATCGACACCGAGGGGGAGGTCAGCAACAACACGGCAGCCGCATGAACCTATCCGACCTATCGTGCCTGACCGAAGCGCGCGACGCGATCCGCGCGGCGCTCAAGCGTGGCAGCCGTGCGATTGCGGTGCCGATGCCGCTCAGCCTATCGCAATGGGCCGAGCAGCACTTCTACCTGTCGGCGGAATCGAGCTACGTTGAGCAGCGCTGGAGCTGCTATCCGTTTCAGCGGCCGATCATGGATTGCATTGGCAACGATGCAATCGAGGAAGTGTGGTTGCGCAAGAGCGCGCGGGTTGGCTACACCAAGATGATCTTGGCGGCGCAGGCGTACTTCGCCGAGCACAAGCGACGCAACCAGGTGGTGTATCAGCCCACCGAAGACGACGCCGACGAGTATGTCAAGACCGAGCTGGAGCCCATGCTGCGCGATGTCGCAGTCATTGGCAGCGTATTCAAGGGCGACCGCACGCGCGACAAGGAGAACACGCTCAAGGCCAAGAAGTTCCTGGGATGCATGCTGCACATCCGGGGCGCCAAGGCGGCCAAGAATTTCCGCCGCCTTACCGTTGACGTGGTGCACCTGGATGAGCTCGACGGCTTTGACCTCGATGTCGAGGGCGAAGGCTCGCCAGTCGCCTTGGCGCGCAAGCGATTGGAAGGTGCGACCTTTCCAAAGCTGATTGGCGGCAGCACGCCCAAGGTCAAGGGCCTGTCGCTGATCGAATCGCGTGAAGAGCAGGCCGTTGCGCGCTTCACGTTTCACATCCGCTGTCCGCACTGCAATGACGAGCAGCCGCTGCGCTGGGGCGGCAAGGACAAAGCCTACGGGTTCAAGTGGATTAATAACGACCCCGAGACAGTGCAGCACCTATGCGGAAGCTGCGGGGCGTTGTTTGCACAGTCGGACTACCTGCGCAACTGGCAGGGGCGCTTCAAGACCGCAGATGGTCTCTACATCGACGTCGATGGCACCTTCCGTGCCGCCGATGGAAGTAAGGTGGCCACGCCGCTGAGCGTTGGCTTCCACATCTGGACCGCGTACTCACCGCAGACCGCGTGGTCGCAGATCGTGCGCGAGTTCATCACGGCCAAGGCCAAGGCCGCGTCGGGCGACAAAAGCGAGCTGAAGACCTTCGTCAACACCACCCTGGGCGAGTCCTGGGAAGAGGACGTAGAAAAAACGGATCAGCACGCGCTGAAAAAGCGCGCCGAGGCCTACCCGTTGCGCACCTGTCCGCCAGGCGTGCTGGTGGTCACGGCGGGTGTGGACGTGCAGCTCGACCGCTGGGAGGTAACTGCCTGGGGATGGGGCCGTGGCGAAGAGGGTTGGGTGGTTGACCACACCGTGCTGCACGGCAATCCGGCCGTCGATAGCGATTGGGACACCAAGCTGCTGCCGTACCTCGAGCAGAGTTTCGCGCATGGCAGCGGCGGCCGACTGCGGATCCATGCTTCCGCAGTGGACACCGGCGGCCACTACACGCACCAGGCCTACGCCTTCGTGCGCCGCCATCCGCGCCTGCGCGTGCATGCGGTTAAGGGCGATGGAGCTGAAGGCAAGCCAATCAAGGGCCGCAGCAGCCTGCAAGACATCAACCACCGCGGCCAGGTGATCAAGCGCGGCGTGCGCTTGTGGCTGGTGGGAGTTGATACCGCCAAGGACCTGCTGCACGGGCGATTGCAGGTCGAGGCACCCGGCCCCGGCTATGTGCACTTCCCGCAAGAGCTGGATGACGAGTTTTACGCTCAGTTGACCGCTGAGCACCGCGTGCCTATCAAGACCGCGCGCGGCACGTCCTACCGCTGGGTCAAGCGCCGCCAGCGTAACGAGGCGCTCGATTGCAGCGTCTATGCAGTGTTCGCGGCGCACTCTGCCGACCTACATCGGTACACGGATAAACACTGGGATCGGCTTGAGCAAATGATGCAGCCGACGCTCTTCGATCAAAAGCCCAGCTCCACCGAGGTGGAGCCAGCCGCAGAGCCTCGCTCGGCGGCCCCTGCTGGCGACGCTCCGGCGTCGCCAGCCCTTGCACCCACCGTCGACGCTGCCCCGCGCATCAAGCGCGTGGGGCGCATCGGCGGCCCGAAGTTCTATTGAGGATCGCCCATGGCCACCTTCAACAAGTTCAACAGCTTCGTCGAGGCGCTCGCCGAGAAGGTCCACAACCTGGGCGCAGACACGCTCAAGGTCGCGCTCAGCAACACCGCGCCGGTGGCCACCAACACGCAGCTCAGCAACATCACGCAGATCGCCAACGGCAACGGCTACACCACCGGCGGCACCACCGCCACGCTCACCAGCAGCGCGCAGAGCAGCGGGCTCTACAAGCTCGTGCTGGCCGACGTGGTGTTCACCGCCACCGGCAGCATGGGGCCCTTCCGCTACGCCGTGCTCTACAACGACACCGCCACCAATGACGAGCTGATCGGCTGGTGGGACTACGGCAGCTCGATCACGCTGGCCAGCGGCGAGACCTTCACGGTCGACTTCGACCCGACCAACGGCGTGCTGACGGTGCAGTGACATGGCTGACGACGTCACCCTCCCAGGCTCTGGCAGTGTCGTCGCCACCGACGACATCGCCGGCAGGAATTTCCAGCGCATCAAGCTGATCAAGGGCGCTGATGGCGTCAACGATGGCGACATCAGCGACGAGAACCCGTATCCCGTCCGCGACCAGGACGCAGCGTTCCTGCTCAATCGCCTGCTCATGGCGCTTGCATCGCCGCAGGGCTATGACCGATCGCTGCAGCGGCAGCGCGGTTCGGTTGTCGTCGAGTCCGGCACGGTCACGACGGTGACCACGGTAACCACGGTCACCACCTGCAGCACGGTCTCGTCGGTCAGCAACATCGCATCAATCGACGGTCTGCAGCCACGCATTCAGATCTACGGCGCCAACCTCAGCGCCTGGCGCGACTGCGTTCGCTCCTGCATCAGTTAAGGGATCACCATGGCCAACAATTTCAAGAAGGTCATCGACCGGATGCTGTGGGCGCAGGTTGCGCCGTCGCCCAACGCGCACGCGGCTGGCAGTTCCATGTGCGCCGACATGCGTTCGGACCTCAGCCGCAACCCGTTCGCCTACAACCTCTTCTCCAACGCCGTTCTCAACCGCTTCAACATCGTCACCAAGAGCTGGCAGCTTGCCATCAGTAACCCGCTGACGGCCGGCACGTTCGGCGCGGGCAGCACCAGCGCGTTCGTTCCATCCTTCGCGGCGGTGGGCACGATCGCGGCCGGCGCCACCACCACCTCGGTCACGCTGTCGACCGCGCTGGCCACGGCAGTGGGCGTAAACATGCTGGCCAACCGCGGCGGCAGCGGCGAGTACGGTTTCAAGCTGCGGATTATCGACACCACTGCCGGCAAGACCGAGGAGCGGTGGATCGTTGGCAACACGGCCGGCACCACGCCCACCATCACGGTCAATGCCGCGTTTACCTTCACGCCGGCCAGCGGTGCGCGCTATGAGCTGCTGTCCGGGCGCGTGGTGATGCTTGGCGCAGGCACGGTGGCTGCTGGTGTGTTCCGCTCGTTCGAGGTGGCGAGCAATACGCTCACCAACCTGACCACCACCAACCTGCCGACCACCATCAGCACGGACAGCGCCATGCTCGTGCTGGACGAGCAGTACACGCCGTACAACTGCGAGCCCGGCGAGGGCATGATCAAGGGCGCGTACACCTACGACACCAACATTGTCACGCGCAAGGCGCTTACCGCCACCGCCGCCGGCGCCAGCACGCTGACTGGTCAGGCCACGGGCGGCGACGCTGTCGTCGCGGCCAACGAATACCGCAACTTTCAGATCCGCATCGTCGAAGACACCACCACGCCGGCCGCGGTGGGCCAGCGCCGGATTATCGCCAGCCACACCGCGGGCGCCTCACCTGTCTACACGCTCGGCACGGCCTGGACAACGCAGCCCAGCGCCAGCGCCAAGTACTTGATCGAGCAGCCCAATCTGCTGCTGCTTCGCACGACCGCGAACAGCACGGTCTACACCTACAACTACACAGACGCCACGATCAACAACGGCACCAACAACATCACAGCCAATGCCTGGTCGACCGCCTACTTCGGCGCCGCGCCAGCGGCCGCTGCTGCCGGGGGTCTGTGGGCGCCGAGCTTCGGCATCGAGGTCGATCCGGCGCGCAACGCGCGGCACAGCTTTAACTATTTCTTCCGTGGCGGCGCAGTCACGCTCGATCTGCTCGACATCGCCGGCAGCATCACCGGCACGTGGACCGGAGCCATCACCTATGACGGCAACGTCCAGACCTTCGGCGCCGGCACCACAGGTGCGTACTCGCCTTATGGGCAAGAGGGCCGCTTCACGTATGTGAATGTGTATGTGGCCTCGCAGACGAATCAGATTTACCGGTTCGACTCCAAGAACCGTGTCTTGTCACCGTACACGCCGACGGACTTTCTGCAAAGCGGTGCCGCTGCGGTCGGCGGCCGGGTGGTCGCTTATGCAGCGATCGACGGCACCGACAAGTACGACGTGGTGCTGCTGCAGTCGCATCTCTCAACTGTTTCACAGGAATTGGTGGTGCTGGTATGACTCTCGCTGACCTGATCGGCGTGGCCGAAAACCGCCTGAAGCATCTGGCGCGCCAGCGGGAAACCGCTGAGCGCATTGGTGACCTTCAGCAGATCAACACCATCGACACCGAGGTCTCGGAGACACAAGGCACGCTGACGCAGCTGCGCAGTCTGCTGGTGGGGTAGTCCCATGCTGCTGCTGCTCTTCAACCAGGCAGCGGCCGGCAATTACGTCATCACTGGTGGCGCCGGCGCCTTCACGCTCGCCGGCCAGGACGCCACGCTCACGTACACGCCCGCGGGCGGGTACACGCTGGCGGCTGATGCCGCCGGCTTCACGCTCGGCGGGCAAGACGCCGCGCTCGAATACGGCCGCCGCCTGGGCGGTGATGCCGCTGCATTCACGCTCAACGGGCAAGACGCCGCGCTGCAACGCGGCCGCACGCTCACGGCCGATGCCGCCGGCTTCGCGCTCGGCGGGCAAGACGCCGCACTCGAATACAACCGGCGCCTGGTCGCCGATGCCGCCGGCTACACGCTGGCCGGGCAAGACGCCGGCCTGGTGCGCGGCCGCCGCATGGTGGCCGACGTTGGCACCTTCGCATTCGCAGGACAAGACGCCACGTTCGCGTACGCGCGTGGCATTGCGGCCGAGGTTGGCCAGATCGTGCTGAGCGGGCAAGACGCGCAGCTCTACAAGCCCACGTTCAGCAACAAGGGCCGCGGCCGCGTTGGCCTGGCCGCGCTCGATGGCGTGCCGCGCGTGGGCGCGGATGTGGTGCAGCAGTCGGCACGTGTCGGCGGCAGGGTGCTTCGGAGAAGGTCCTGATGGCTCAACTGATCAACAAGCTGGTGGCCGGCAACACGTGGGACTTCACCACCGCGGCGGCCGACTACCCGGCCAGCGACGGCTGGGCGCTCACGCTGTATCTGACCCCGCGCTCGCACGCACACCACGCCAGCAGCATCAGCATCGTGAGCGTGCCGGCAGATGACGGCATCTCGCACCGCTTTCAGCGCACCGCCCCCAACACCGCCAGCATTCAGCCGGGGCAGTTCTCGTTCGCGGTCAACGCCATCAAGGGCGCCGAGGTCTACACACTCGACGGCACCTACTGGTCCGGTGAAGTCACCGTCCTGCCCAACCCGGCCACGCTGCCCGTGGGCACCGACTCGCGCGCCCACGCAGAGAAGGTCCTCGCCGCCATTGAGGCCGTGATCGAGGGCCGCGCCACGTCTGATCAGGAAGAGATGAGCATCGCGGGCCGAAGCCTCAAGCGTATCCCGTTCGCCGATCTGCTGGTCATCCGCAACAAGTACCGCGCCGAGCTGGCCAGCCAGCGCGCCGCTGACAACCTGGCCGCCGGCATCGGTGCCGGCCGCCGGGTGCAAGTGAGGCTCGGATGAGCGCGCCCAAGGTCTTCAGCTTCCCCGAGAAGGGCAGCCGCGTGCTGCGCGAGTGGCAGGAAAGCCGCACCGCCGCCGCCATCGCCCAGCGCCAGCGCAACAGCATGCGCCGCGGCGCGCAGATGTTTGCCGGCGCCGCCGTGGACCGGCTCACCGCCGGCCTGCTGGGCTACAGCAACAGCATCAACGCCGACCTCGACACCTCGCTCGTCATCTTGCGCAGCCGCGCGCGGCAGCTCGCGGTCAGCAACGGCTACGGCCGGCGCTTCGTCAACCTCTGCGCGCAGAACATCGTCGGCCCCTCCGGCCCAGCGTTGCAGGTGCGTGCGCGGCTCGCCAATGGCCTGCTCGACAAGCTTGCCAACGATGCCGTGGAGCAGGCCTGGCACCGCTGGTGCCGCCCCATCAACTGCGACGTGCGCGGCCTGATGAGCCTGCCCATGCTGCTGCGCGTGGCCGTGAAGGCCGTGGCGCGCGACGGCGAAGCCCTCATCCGCAAGGTGCGCAACCGCAACTACGTGGGCGGCCTCAAGCTGCAGCTGCTCGAGATCGACCGCCTGGACGAAAACCTCAACGGCCGGCTCGCCAACGGCAACCTGGTGCGGCAAGGCGTGGAGATCGACACCGCCAGCCGCCCGGTGGCCTACCACATCAAGACCCGGCACCCCGGCGAGAACTACCGCGACCTGGCCCGCAACGAGACCGAGCGCGTGCCCGCTGACGAGATCATGCACCTCTTCGTGCCCGAGCGCGCGGAGCAGGTGCGCGGCTTCACCTGGCTGCACGCCGTGCTGCTCGATGCCGCCATGCTCGGCCAGTTCAAGGACTCCGCGCTGGTGGCCGCGCGCGTGGGCGCCAGCAAGATGGGTGTGTTCACCCGCAAGGACTCGGCCGACCCCAACGCCCTGGCCACCATCGCAGACGGCCAGAGCGGAAACACCCTGCAGATGACCGCCGAGGCCGGCGAGTTCATCGAGCTGCCCGAGGGCTACAGCCTCGAAAGCTGGGACCCGCAGTACCCCAACGAGACCTTCGAGAGCTTTGTCACGCAGTGCCTGCGCAGCGTCAGCAGCGGCCTCGACGTGGCCAACCACAACCTGACCGGCGACATGACGCAGGTCAACTACAGCAGCGCCCGCATTGCCGAGATGGCCGAGCGCGACGCCTGGGCCAGCCTGCAGGAATGGCTGATCGACCTCTGCCTGCTGCCGCTGTACGCCGAGTGGCTGCGCATGAGTCTCATGCGTCAAGACATCCGGTTTGACAGCGGCAGCGCGCTGCCCGAGCGAGTCGAGCAGAAGTTCCTCGACGCTGCCGAGTTCCGTGGCCGCCGCTGGGCGTGGGTTGACCCGCGCAACGAGGCGCAGGCCAAGCAGGCCGAGCTCGACATGGGCATCACCTCCCGCACCCGCATCTGCGCAGAGCGCGGCTATGACTTCGATGACGTGCTCGTCGAGCTCGCCGCCGAGGCGCAGGAGATGCGCGCCAAGGGCATCAACCCGGCCGCCGCCAACGCGGCCGCAACCAGCGCCCCGCCGGCGCAGGAGCCGCAACCATGAACCTCACCCGCTCCGTCACCATCGTGATCGACGAGGAAGAGCCCGAGACCGACGAGATCGAGCTGGCCATCAGCAGCGAAACCCCTTACGAGCGGTTCTACGGTATCGAAATCCTCGGCCACAAGGCTGCGGAAGTCGACCTCACCCGCCTCAATGACGGCCGCCATCCGCTGCTCATGGACCATGACCTCACCCGCCAGGTGGGCGTGGTCACCGGCGCGGCCATCGGTGAAGACGCCGTGCTGCGCGGCCGTGCCCGCTTCAGCGCCCGCGCTGACGCGCAAGACGCCCTGCGCGACGTGCGCGACGGCATCAAGACCCTCGTCTCGGTCGGCTACATGGTCGAAGAGATGCAGGAGCTCAAGCGCAGCGATGACGGCCAGGACGCCGTGGTCCGCACGCTGAGCTGGGCCGAGTTCGAGGCCGAGCAGCGCGCGCTGCACGGCGACCAGTTCTACCGCGCCGGCCCGCCGGCCGCGCGCGCCAAGGGGGACAAGCCCCCGGTGTACCGAGTCACACGGTGGGTTCCGTTCGAGGCATCGCTTGTTGCGGTGCCAGCGGATGCCACCGTCGGCGTGGGCCGTTCCGCCGATCTGGCGGCAGTGCAACAGCAGCAACCTCAACCCCAGCCGGCCACGCCGGCAGTTACTCCCGAACCCCGAAAGGAGATCCGCATGGATCAGCAGCAGAAGGACCCCGCGGTCGCCGAGCGCGAGCGCGTTTCCGCCATCATCGAAGCCGGCAGCAAGCACGGCAAGTACGTCGGCCAGAAGGACATCGACAACGCCATCCGCAACGGCCACACGGTCGAGCAGTTCCGTGACTTCGTGTGGGGCAAGATCGAAACCAGCCACACCGACACCTCCGAGCTGCAGCTCGGCATGACCAAGAAGGAAGCCCAGCGGTACAGCTTCGGTCGCGCGATCGTGGCCGCCATCACCGGCGACTGGTCGCAGGCCGGCCTGGAGCGCGAGGCCTCGGCCGCCATGGCCAAGCTGACCGGCCGCTCGCCGGAAGGCTTCTTCGTGCCGTTCGACATTTTCCGCCGCGACTTCAACGTCGGCACGGCGTCGGAGGCCGGCAACTTCGTGGCCACCGACCTGCGTGGTGACCTGTACGTCGACGCGCTGCGCAACGCCATGGTCATGGCGGGCCTGGGCGTGCGGTTCCTGCCCGGCCTGACCAGCAACATCGACATGCCGCGCAAGTCCGTGCCCAGCACGCTGGCCATGCTGTCGGAAATCGGCTCCTCCAGCGAAAGCCAGCCCACCACGGCCAAGGTCACGCTGTCTCCCAAGCGCATCAGCGCCTACGTCGAGGTGTCCAAGCAGGCCATGATCCAGAGCTTCATGTCTCTGGAAAACATGATCCGCGACGACCTCATCACGGGCGCGGCGGTGCTGCTGGAGAACCAATCCATCAACGGCAACGGCACGGCGCCGAACATCCTCGGCCTGCGCAACGTCAGCGGCATCGGCACGGTGGTCGCCGGCGCCAACGGCCTGGCGCCGACCTGGGGTCACTTCGTCGACCTGGAGTCGGCCTGCGCCAACGCCAACGCCGAACCCGATCGCCTGGCCGGTTACCTGATCAACACGCGCACCCGTGGCCGTACCAAGCAGGTCCAGAAGGGCACCAACCTGGCGTTCCTGTGGGACGGTGGCGCGCAGCCGCTCAACGGCTACCGCGCGGCGGTCACCAACAACGTCCCGAGCAACCTGACCAAGGGCACCTCGACCACGGTCTGCTCGTCGGCGATGTTCGGCTCCGATTGGAGCATGGCGGTGCTCGGCCTGTTCGGCGCGCCCGACGTGGTGATCGATCCGTACACCAAGGCCGACACCGGCCAGGTCAAGATCACCCTCAACCAGTTCGCCGACTTCGGTGTGCGCCAGCCTGGCGCGTTCGCCAAGGTCGATGACCTGGTCGCGGGCTGATCGGGTCCTTCGTAGTGCAGCGGGGCGCCTTCGGGCGCCCCGTTTTCGTTTTACGCACGGCCAGGGGCTCGGTCGCTCCCGGTTCCGCAAGCAGGTGCCTCACCTGCGGCCGTGCACCCCCTCTGAGGCATCACTGCGAGGCAAGTGAACCATGGTCTGGCGACTCGAAGATCCCCAAGGCAACGAATCCGGCAAGGTGCGTTTCGACGTCCTGCCCTACTGCAAGAGCGGCATCGACATCGGCTGCGGCCCCAGCAAGGTGTGGCCTCACCTGATCGGCGTGGACAGCGGGCTCGACG